GCTTGTGTCGAGAGTAAAACCAGCGCTTAAACCACCTTCGGGTCCGATCGGATCGAGATCGACCAGTGACCCATTGATACGATCAACCTTGTAGGGTTTCGGCTGGCGTTGTCCCGTCAGGCGGTAATGTTCTCCAGGCTCGGGAATAGTTAGGTAGATAACCTCACCGAACTCAAGATCTCCGGCATCTACGACGGTCGACGGGTTCGGGTTAGTCGCCGGCCAACCGTATTCGGACCCTGCTGCTGCGGCTGGCGGTCCGGGTGCGGCGGCGGTTGTTGGCGGCGGAGTCTGGATATGCTGCACGTTGTCGGCAAGAGTGCCATCATCAAGCACATCACGAACCGAATACCAAGTCACTCCCCCCGGATGAGTTTCGCTTTCACCGGTGTATTCGACTTCACGCCCATTCAAATTTGTGTCTACGTCCCGTGAAATCCCGCGTACACCAGGTTTAACCGGTGGCCCCTTGTGGATGCCCGTAGCCCCGCGTGGGTGGTAAGCCATCGACGCTGGATCATCGGGATCCTCAAAGACAAACCCCGCTTTCCGATAGAACGCCTTGAGTTTTCTTACGGAGATTATGGAACTGCCAGGGCCACCAGCCGCTCCAGTAGGTACAGCAGATCCTACAATCGTGATCCCTTGCTCGTCGGCAAGGTCAGTAATCTGCTTGAGGACACGAGTGCCGGCACCCTCTTGTTGTACCAGTGATTCCAACCTAATAAAGTAAACACGATTTGGCCCTGATGGAAGCATCTCGATGTTTACATCATCGACAACTTGTGCCTCGACATCATTTATGAACGCACTGGCGTTAGCATCTTCAAATTCAAATCTGCCCGACCGATCCGGCGTTGAAAGATCGACGGTAATTCGTTCGTCCGCAGCACGCACAGGCGGCGTGGCGGGGGTGGCGGCGTCGGGATCAACAACCTTGATCGAACTCTTATTGACATCAAACGCCTTTTGGGTTCCTGCGGCACTTAGTTCGTCCAAGTCCCCCCGCAGAGCAGCGGCGGCTTCTGGGTTAAACAAAAACTCATCATGCCCTCGACCACCACCTTCGGGGACGAATTTTCTAAATTCTTCACGAGGAATATCAAACTGAAGGACGACTCGTGCGCCACCGCTACGGGGACTCCGAGTTGCAAACCCACTAGCAGTAGAGTACGAAAGGTTAATGCCGCCGCCCATATCGCCACCTACACGCCCTGATCGGATTATGCCTTCTGCGCCAGCCTCATTTGTCCCGTGAAATACCGTAATAAATTCATCGTCTGACGCAAGGATTCGGTCTAGTTGGCCTTGCGCCCCTCCAGCCGTATCCTCTCCAGGCAAGCCAGTGTATTTGTATTTTGATGCTGCATCTGCCTGTGCTAGAGAAACACGCGGAATACCTTGCAACCCGCCCCCCGTTACGTCGTCCGCTGCGCCGAGTGCGGGGGCAGGTGGCTCACCAAATGGCGTTGTTCCTCCAGCAGTATCACCAAACTGCCGAGGTACCCCTAGCGCTGTTTGTTCGGCAATTTCGTCAGCATCTAGGGAAGCACGAAGAGCCTGGTTAAAGATTGCGTCTCGTGAGTGAACGGTGCTTTCTCCGACTTCTGCGGCAAACATTTGCGTTTGGTCCGGGGGCGGAGATGCTTCTACGGCATCAGCAAACTTATCCAGGAAAGCTCGTACTAAGCGCGGCTTACGAGTATTCGTCTCCAGCATACGAATGATCGCTATTTGCTCTTCGGTTAGAAGCGCTCCTTCTGTAAAGTCTGCCTGATGTAATGCCGTTTCAACATCGCGGCCTGACATCTTGATCCTGGCAAATCGATCTGCGGCGATCGTGAAATCCTCGACTATGCTGAGTTCTGGATCTCGCAAGCCGCGCTGGACAAGATCTTCACTTCGTAAGATTTTCGGTGCGGCATTACGCATCGAGTTCATCAGGTTTTGAACCTGCGGATCTGCCGACTCGAAGAATTGATTGAATAGTCGAGCCCCAGCTTCGCCTCCATAGGCACGAGCAAATATCGCCCCTTCAATCCTACGAAGTCCGTCTTGTGAAAGCCCTTTAGCGGCTGCGTCGTATAAACCGGTGCGTTCGGTCGCGGGAAGTGTGGCTACAAATTCCCGAACAAACTCCTGATTGCGAGTTGCTCGAATAGAGTCAGCGAGCGAACCCGATCCAGGAATCAACTTGTTAATTAAATCAACACCGATCCCTTGTGAATCCAGGGCTGCTGTTTCAGTAGCCGCCATAACAGCAGCAACCGGCACGTTAGATGCGTGTGCGAGAGCTATTATCTGTTCTTGGGCCATACCTTCCATGTCGAGTTCACGAACTAGAACTGGAGCCTTCATGTTCGAGATCGCTCCCGACGTAAGACCGAACTCTTCTGCGCGCTCTTTAAGCGAATCAACGTAAGCGTTATAACGATCAGGAACATCGTCTTTTGCAATACGAAACATCATGGCGCGGTTATTTCCTGCGAACACTACGTTGTCCGAGGTTACGACTGGCGCTCCACGTTCAAGTGACCGGAAGTCGGTCAGCACACGATGAGGGTCTAATTGACCAGCGTTCTTCCGAACCTGATCTTGTGACATAACCCGAGTTCGATCACGAGGTTGAAGCTCTTCGGGAAAGTCAGGATTGACTGCAAATGTACGGTGGTCATTAGACGCAACAAGGGAGTCCATTTCGACAACTTTGAACTGGACTTTGTTGACGCCAGGAACCCCCTCGGCTGTTACGTCAGATTCCTTCCCGTAGTTTGGGTTGTCAACGACCCTGCCTTCACTTCTCCCCCTCGGCCCCCATCCGTCGGGATCAGCAGGTCCGTCCTGGAAAATAAGCGGCCGGCCGTTTGAATCCCTGCGGATGCTCTGCTTTCTCCGATCACCTTCCATAAATTTACTAAACGCTTCACTAGCGCGTTTACTATTCCGAACGATATAGCGGTAATTACCCGCCTCGAAAACTCGTTTAAGTGGTCCGCCGATCAGGTTGCCTTCAATGTCGTGGAGCCCTCTGCCTCCTTCATTGGTATGCACATTACGAAGAAAGCCGCCACCGGGTCCAAAGCGGGTGTTGTCGAGGATTGCGGTCGGCCGTTCGGTTACACCACCAAGAGCTGACCGGACATTACCAGCGCGTCCTGGTCCGAAATCTAGGGCTGGATCGAGAACCTGCCCCTGAATTCGTGGCTCGAATCCGCGTAACCCATCGCCCCCCCTGCGAGACAAGATGCTCGGTCCCTGCCGTGCGCTGATCGTCTCAACTGCCTCTCCAAGAGCCTGTCCACGATCCGTAAGCGCTGTACGACCGAATCCGATCGGGGCTTCAACTAAACCAGCCGCAAGTAAGCCACCCAGTAGTTCAGATGTTCCTTGACCGACACCGGCTGCGCTGGCAACACCACCAAGACCTGTACCGATACCTCCAGCCTTCATTAGCCCCTTAGGGCGAATCTTGCCCTTCTTGAGTGCAGCGGCCGCTATCATCGCTTCGATCCCGACTTCTAATGGTGCCGGGAGATTGGATTTTTTCAATGCCCAAAGAGCAGCTTCGTAACCGACGTTAGAGGCGATGGTACGCACACCACCAGTTAACACAGTCTCGATCAGGAGCCCAACAGCTTCCCAGTTCGTGTCGTGGCTGACACCGGCGCGCTCACGTTGGCCTCCACGGGTTGTCCCGCCCTGAACGCCGACGCCTTCAATCACACCATCGATATACGCCTCGAACGCCTGTCGGCTGGCAAGCTCTTCGACTTCACCACCCATACGTTCTTGTTCAGCGGCTACGAACTCGGAGAGGATCTGTGTTCCGCGCAGATCCTCGATCTCACCAGACATTCCTTCGGCCAGAGTACGAAGTTGGCGATTCTGCTCTTCAAGTTCGATCGCCCTGGGATCGGGCCTGGGTCGTGTTGGGATCTGCGGAATACTGGGCGGCGGTCCAGCAGGGCGTCGTTTCGGCTTTCTAGGCTTTGGCAGTAAGCCGGAGATATTATCTGTGTCCTGTCCGAACGCACTCGTAACAGAATCATAAACATCAGACGGCATGGACTACCTCAGTGGTCGTGAAAAGCTCACACTCGGTGCGAATAGCTGTTGGGAGAAGTCGTTACGCGCTCTCGGAGAAGCAGAGGCTCGCCTATGCTCGAAGAAGTTTGGGTCACTCAAGAAGTCCATAAACGACTCGTCTGGAAGCCGACCCTCACGAAGCGCCTGTGCGCTGCGTCCTTCAAACTCGCGCTGGACAGCCGCAAACTCGTCGTCATAAAAGGATTTCGCTCGACGAGAAGCACCTTGAGGACGAGCAGCGTCATACGCTCCACGCGGGAACTCGCCTAATAGCTGTTGTAGGAAATCGCTACCGAACTCGACCGCCATTAGAGTCGGAACCCACTATTTACGAACTGGTTAAGAAGATCGGCTCCGGGGGCTTCATATTGTTTGCGTTGAATCTTTTTGGCGATCGCATCACGAATAGCATTACGCATGAATCCGGGAGTGCTGCGTGAGTTCGTAGCAGCACTAATCAAACGACCTTGCCGATTTTCGTCCTCAAGCAACTCCTCTGCTGACTCAGACAGAGTGCCTGCATTACGTCGAGAGATCAGGTTTGTCAGTTGTCCACGTATGTCCTCAACAGATGGGACTCCGCCTTCGTAGTCTGCGAAACGTGGAAGTGCGTCGGCCCCTCCACCACCTAAACCTTTGAACTCAAAGCCACGAGGGGCTAGTAGACCTTTAAGCTGGAAGGCCGCATCGACCGGATTGAACGCCTCTTCAAGACCCTGACGGTAAAGGCTTGTACCGCCCTTTGCCATAGCAGGGTCAATGCTCATGCGGTCAAAGTAATTTGAGCGGTCGCCACGATTTGACAGCAAGTTCGATAGAAGATCACCGGCGTCAACGTCGTCAGAAAGTTCAAACGGATCGTTGAAATCGTTTCCGCCAAGCTTCTCCTGTAGCTCTGGATTCTCTGTTTTGTCTTCGACGTTGTGTTCGGCGTAAATATCACGAATGTCGAATCCAGTATTTTTGTTAAGCCACCGTTCCTTTTGGGAATCAGTGATGGTCTTACCGTTACCGAGGCGTATACCACGGGCGCCTGCCAAATAGAGAATCCGCGTATTGTCTTTCGGGACTTCTTGGTGCGATTCTCGCAACTGGCGGGTCCGAATTGGACCAAGTTCCTCAGTAAACCGCTCTAGCGAATCCGCATATACGCCCTGGAAATAGATAGAGATAATTCGTCCATCATCTAGCGTTACTGAATATAGGTCTGCGGTTGCCATCGTCTAGCTCCTATGCCAGTGCTGGTGCTGGTGCTTGTGGTGCTTGTGGTGCTTGTGGTGGACCTGTCTGTCCAAGTAATCCTAACGCATTTGCAATTTCAGCTAATGCCTGGGCCAATTCTTCCTGCCCAGCCTCTACCAAGATTTGTGCAAGCGCCCGGATTGCTTCAACGGTTGGTGCATCCTCGCCGTCGAGGAATCGAACAAACGGTGTGAGCAACTGGATTATAGAGTTCTCATCAATGCCCCCCTGCATGAGTGCATTTTTGATCTGATCGAGAAGCATAACAAACGCTTCTTCTAAGCTACCTTCTTCGGCAACGGGCGCTGTTCCATTTGCTGCCGGACCTGCCGGACCTGCCGGAGCTGCTGGACCTGCTGGACCTGCTGGAGCCCCCTCTTCTTCTGGAGGTGCGATTGCACCTTCCTGAATACCCCATGCAAGTACCTGGCGAGCGCCTTCTTCATTTCCTTGTTCTGCGAGAGAACTTGCCAAAGCTGTGATTTGAACCGGAGGTAGCCTTTCGGCTTTCTCTCGGAGAACACGGCCATGTTCAGCAGCCGGGTTACGAATCTTCAAGATCTCTTCTCGTCCAGTCTCATAGGACATACCGGCTTCACCGTCTGCCGGCGAAGAAGTCAGCATCATAAACCGGTTGGCCTCTTCGGTTTCGTCTCGTGGAAGTCGGGGTTCAACACGAACGTCAAAGAACCATTCGGGGTCAAGCTGCTTCGGAGTCATGGTGATCCGGAAGAACTCATTATCCGAATTGAAACCTGAAAGCGGGATGCTCTTACGGCCAGCCTTTTTCTTGGTCTGCCCAATCAATTCTTTGCATAACCAGGAGTAAACACGAGCGACGCCCTCTGTCCGTGGCGAGTAGACGCTCCTGGTTTGGTCAATTCGGATAGCAAGCGCAATCCCGCTTTCAGGCGAAGATGAACCACCGTGGGAGATCGGCTGTGGAAGAGTCGCTTCAAGGCGTCCGCGTTGAATTACAGAAAGGATCTGTTCGCTTTCTGGCGGGGTTGGCGGAAGGGGGATTGGGGCCAGCTTCTCTCCCTGTGCCAAAGAAATGATCTTGAACGAGCCATAGGGATCATCCTTGAGTGTCTTGGTCCCGCTTTCCGTCTCGTAGAGCAACGGCGCGTCCCGCGCACGACGAGCTACGTCCATGATGAACGACACTTCCTCGTTGTGCGGACCTATGGTCTGGCGCCAAGCATGTAGGACCGATTGGCCCCGATGCTTGATTGCGTTCCTTTGGTCGTTAGATTTTAGACCTGTGACCGACGGCATAACAGTCGGCATTGAACCAACCGGCGTCAGAAATACAGGTACGTGGTCTAGTCCGTGGGGCTCATTGTCTTTGATGAAGTCAGATCCGACGATGATCGAATTGCCTTCGGTATCCCACCAGTCGACCGTGATGGCACCCTTCTCCCCAACCTTTTCAGCAACCTCTTCGCCATATTCGGTGTATGCCTCTGCATAACTGAGCCAGCGTTTATATGCTGCCCAAAGCAAACCGTTCTTGCCAGATTTCCAGGTCATGTGCATGGGATCCCACGGGACCACATCAAACGCTACTTCCGTTTTTTTATCTGGAATATGAACAATACAGCGAACAGCCATCCATCCACGACAGGCACCGTGCCATACGATCGACTCTCGAAGCGGCGGTTCCTGTGTAGCAGTTAGGCGATCGTCGATATTCTTGAGCGCGCCAAAAATAAACAGCTCGCCGTCTGACGCCTGAGATTTATCGTCGTCAGAAGAATCTTCTGGCAACTTAATAGCAATTCGGACCAGAGCCCGGTTTGCGCCATCTACAACTTTGTTGAAGAAGTTTTGTGGTGCTGGATCTACGAACTCAGCGTAGGTGTTGTCCTCTGGCTCGAAACCAGAGTCCTCCAGGAATATCATCCCGAAGTCAGATTCCATCTGTTGTCGGGCCTCATTGAGATACTCTTCTTCGTCTTGAACAGCAGCGAGTATTTCAGAGACGGTTGTATATAGGGGCATTAACGGCGTCTCCTGCCTCTACGATCTCGCCGTCGAGATCCATTCCTACCGGGTCGCATTATGTTTACTTCTGCCTGTCTACTGGCCCATGCCTGATCTCGACCTAGCCATGCAAGTCCTACTGCGGTCGGATAGTCGTCGTGGCTTCCAACGAGTGCTTCAATCCTGCCGCCCTTGTCTGGATTCCTGATGAGATCATGGAACTGATGCAGCCCGTCCTGGCTTGCAACTGTTATCACACGAGTCTCAATAGCTTCAATCAGATCTCCCCACATAATTGTTCGGGTCTGATTATTCGCTCTCCACCCTACGTTGTCTTTGTTCCGGTGGTAAAGCCGTGGGTATCCGAGACTTTCCGCCATGCGGATTGTGAGGATGCCCCAATCATTATCCTCAATGATCCAGACTGGTGAATCATACCGTTCCAGAAGTTTTTTACTTGCAGAGGCCAATTCTTCCGGGGAAAGTGACGAGTTCATTATGTCGGCAACGACCATACCCGTCACGACATTCATTACAACAGTCACAGAAAAGTCACCGGATACGCCATGAGAAGTATCGGTGCCGGCAGCATAACGTCCACCAGGACTCGGCAACTGATAGATGTTGTGAACACCCAGCGTTTCTACTGGTGTCTTAATGTCTGACTCCATCGCATCGAGAACGTCTGGATCGAACGCAGCCAGAGCGCGGGTCGGACGTAGAGCTTCCGTCTCGTTACGTGGGTACGCAGACTCCATGTAGAGATCCGGCGACATTCCATCAGTATTCGGCGCTTCGGCCCTGATACGTTCATACCACGCTTCATCCCGAGACGGCCTAACGTCCCAGCCGTAAAAACGAGTAGCGAATCCGTTTTCAGGCGCGCCCTTGTAATTAGCCTTGAAAAGAGTGACTTGTACCCGTTTGTTTACGGTCGAACACTGGATGAGCTGTCCGCCGGCGTCGAGAGTCGGTTTTAGAGCTTCGGTGTTTGCATCGGCATTTTCGTGAAAGTCTGCTTCGTCCTGAATTGCCAGAGTAGCGGTCTGACCACGACCAGCGTCCTTAGTCGACGGGAACGCCATAATCCGAGAGCCGTTCTTAAACTCAAGAGTCTTGATGTTTTCTTTTACGACCACACCCTGCAAATGCCTGGGCAGGTATTGGTGAATCGTCTTGCACTTGCCAAGAAGCTCCCCAGCTTCAAGTTCGCCCTGCGAGAACAGGAGGACCACAGCGCCTTCGTGATA